GGGGGCGTTGCCGCATGCTGGGCCACCTGTGGAACCGTGCCCTCGCCCACTATCGGACAGAAACTGTCCGCAACGACATGGGCGGGTTGGATGAGCAGCGTATCCGTCTCGGGGTGATCGCTGCCCGCGTCCCACAGCCCACAGCGTTGGAGCGGGTGATGGCGCGTTCCCAGGTGGGCCCGCAGCAGGGCCAGGCCGAGCTGACCCAGCCGGTGTACTGCGATCCGGGTGAGGATGTGCGGCGCGGTGATGAGCTGGTCGACGAGACGACCGGTGAGGTGTTTCGTGTTGTCGCCGCGATACGACCGTCGGTGGCGGTCTACCTGCGGCTTGACACCGAGGTCCTTCAGGCCGAGCCTGCGGGGGAGGTGTCCTAGTGGCTGGCCGCATGGTGGTGGAGATCCGCGGTGTCGATAGCCTGCGAGACCGGTTGCGGATGATGCGCTCGCACGTGCGGGAGGGCACCGAGGCCGCGGCTCGTGAGGCGGGCCGGATGGGTGAGGCCACGATGAAGGGCCTGGCGCCGGTGGACACGGGCCGGCTGCGTGACAGCATCCGGCACGAGGTGCAGGGTCCCACTGTGCGGTTCGGTCCGGGGGATGAGATCGACTACGCCGTCTTCGTCGAGTTCGGCACATCGAAGATGGCTGCGCAGCCGTATGTGCGGCCGACGGTGGAGGCGATGCGTCGTATCTGGCCTGACCTGGTGGCCGAGCACGTGAACCGGGCGCTTCAGCAGAAGAAGCGAGGGCGGAGGTGGTGGCGGTGACCAGGATTACCCCGACCGCGGCCACGGCGCTCGCTGCTGTGCAAAAGGCCGTGGTGCAACGGTGCAACGCGTATTTGTCGGTGCCGGTGTGGGACTACGTGCCTGAGGACCAGCCGCACCCGTTTGTGACAGTGGGGGAGGCTACCGAGACTGCGGATAACGTGCACGGCCGGTTTGGGCGTCGCGTGGTGCACACTCTGCACGTGTGGACCAGGGGCCGTGGAGGGTTCGCTGAGGCTCTGCAGATCGCAGCCGAGCTCACCACGTTGTTTGACCACAGGGAGAACGACATCGAACTGGAGGGCCACCGGTTGTGGTCCGTCAGGTTGGTGGATGCGCGGCCGATGCGTGACCCTGACCCGCTGATCCGGCACGTGCCGGTCAGCTTTGCTTTCCACACTGAACAGCTTCCCCCGCCCTCGTAGGTGGGGGTTTAGACGCCTCCGGCTGATCACCGGAGGAAGGGCCCTCCCAGGGTCCCAGGGTCTGGGAGGGTCCGCCATCCCTGGGACGTCCACACAGCACATCGTGAGTGGAGGTCCACGAAAATGGCTGGCTACTCGGGGTTCGGGACCCGGTTCGAGCGCGGAGACGGCGGCACCCCGGAGACCTTTGACCTGATCGGTGAGGCCACCGACATTTCCGGTCCCGAACAGGAGCGGGACACCATCGAGGTCACCTCCCACCAGTCGCCGGATGGTTTCCGCGAGTGGGTGGGTGGCCTCTCCGACGGTGGTGAGGTCTCTTTCGAGGTCCGCTATGACCCTGCGCTGCACAACGTGCTGCAGGACGACTTCGCTGACCCGCAGCCGCGTAACTACCGGATCGTGCTGCCGGACCCGCCCGGCGGTATCTGGAACTTCCGCGCGTTCATCACCGCCATGGGGATGGCGTTCCCGATGGAGGACGCGATGAGCTGCTCGTTCACGTTCAAAGTCACCGGAAAACCGGAGTTTGAGGAGGCAAGCTAATGACGCTTCTTGGTCGCGACCAAATTCTCGGCGCCAGCGACTTCGAAACCCGTGACGTGGAATGCCCCGAATGGGGAGGCACGGTGCGGGTGCGGCCATTGACGGCTGTGCAGCGGTCGCTGATCGAGTCGACGATGTTGGAGGCCAACCAGACCAAACGGTTCGACAAGGTTGGCAAGGTCGCGATCCAGTGCGTTGCCTGGTGTGTGGTCGACGAGCAGGGTGAGCGCCTCTTCACCGAGGCTGATGTGAAGGCACTCGGGGAGAAAAGCTCCGCGCCGATCCTGCGTCTGAGGGACGCGATTTTTGAGCTCAGCGGGATGAGCAAGGGCGCGGTGGAGGAGGAGGTTGAGGATTTCACCGAAACCCCCACCGGCTCTTCCTCCACCGTCTAGCTGCTCACCTCGGCTACACGGTGCACGAGATGTTGGAGCGCATGCCTGCCCGCGAGTTGACGGCGTGGGCAGCGTATGAGCAGGTGGCAGGCCCGCTCGGTCAGCCTCGCGATGACATTCTCGTGGGGATTTTGGCGGAGCGGATCACCAGCATGCTCCAGAGCGGCAAGAAGCGGCGGCGGTGGCGGGTAGACGACTTCGTTCCCAAGTGGGGGCGGAGGAAACGCACAGCTCAAACCCCGCAGGAGCAGAGGAATCTGCTGCTGGAGTTGACGCGCCGGTTTGGTGGGACGATCCGAAAACGATAGGGGTGTGACGGGTGGCCACGCTAGAAGAGCTCACGGTCGTGCTGGATGCGGATACGCGGCCGTGGATGCGGGAGCTGGATCGGGCCACCCGCGCTACCCAGCGGGAGTTCACCCGGTTCGCGGAGGTGGCGAGCCGGTCGGGTCGGCGTGGCGGCACGAGTTTTATCACGGGGTTCGCTGAGCAGGCGGCGCGCACACAGCGTGTTGTGCAGCGCAGCGTGGAACGGCCGCTTCAGGAGGCGCAGAAGGTCGCGGCGGCCTCCGGTGGGAGGGCTGGGTCGTCGTTTGTGTCCGGGTTTACCCGCCCGGTGCAGACGATGACGCTCAAAGTTTCCCAGGCGTTGGATCCGACGATGACCGCGACGGTGAAGCGGCTGGGTGAGGGGGGTGCGCAGGCAGGCCAAAAATGGGTGGATGAGGTTGGCCGCACGGTTCGGGATGCTCGGCCGAGGTTCGAGGCTGCGGCGGCTCAGGCTGGTGCAGGTCTTTCTTCGGGGCTGCAGCAGGCTACCCAGAGCGCGTCCCGCCCGTTGAGTGCCCAGCTGGGTGATGCTGGGCAGCGTGGCGGGGAGGGGTTCACGTCTGGGTTGAGCGGTGGGCTTGCGGGGGTGGCGGGCGCGTTTGCGCCTGTCGCGGCGGCCGCGGTGGGGATGAGCAGTGTGGTGGGCGGCGCCGTGTTGAGGGTGGCCGGCGATTTCGATCATGCGATGGCGGCGGTGCGCGCGGTCACCGGTGCGACGGGTGAGGAGTTCGCTCGCCTGGAGTCGCTGGCCAAAGAAATGGGTGCTACCACCATGTTCAGCGCGACTGAGGCCGCGCAGGCCATGGAGTTTTTGGGCATGGCCGGGTGGGACACCACGCAGATCATGGCTGGCCTGCCCGACGTGCTGAACCTCGCTGCGGCGGGTGGGCTTGGTTTGGCTGAGGCTGCGGATATCGCCTCCAACATCATGGCGGGCATGTCGATGGAGGCGTCCGAGGTGGGCAGGGCTGCGGACGCGCTCGCTACGGCGGCAGCTAACGCCAACGTTGACGTCAGGATGTTGGGTGAGACCGCCTCGTATGCGGCTGGTACCGCAGCGTCTGCGGGCTGGTCGATCGAGCAGCTCGCCTTGGCCACCGGCCTGTTCGGCAACGTCGGCATCCAAGGAAGCACGGCCGGCACCGCGCTCAACCACATCCTCAACCAGCTGCAAAACTCCTCCTCCAAAGCCGCTGATCTTTTCGCGCAGCTGGGTATCGAGATCCGGGATTCTTCTGGCGCGGTCCGTGATTTCGATGAGCTGCTGATCGACCTCATGGACTCAGAGGTCACCTCCACCCAGCTCATTGAGGCGTTCGGGCAAGAACACGGGCCCAAGCTCGTCTCAGTGCTGCAGCAGGGTGAGGGCGCGGTCCGCAAGCTCGCCGAGGCGATGGACAACACCTCAGGCGAGGCCGACCGTATGGCGTCCATCCGCATGGATTCGTTTGTTGGTGCTCTGGATCAGGCGAAAAGCGCAGCCGAAGGTTTCTTCATCGCTATCGCCGATCTTGGGATTCTTGACACGGCTAGAGACATTGTTGACGCCTTCTCTGCGGCTGTAAGCGTGGCCACCACCTGGCTGGAAAAGCACGCAGACACGATCCGGCCTGTCATCAGGTTCGTCAGCCTGCTCGTGGCGAGCATCGCCGCAGTGGTCGGTGTCTTCCTTGCTGCAAAGGCAGCGATCGCTGGGGTTGGCGCTGTTTTTGCTGTTGTCACTTCACCGATTGGGTTGGTGATCGGAGCGATCGGGCTCCTGATCGCTGGCCTGGTCAAGCTGTGGCAGAAGTCTGAGACGTTCCGTGACATCGTCACGGCCGCCTGGGATTACATCGCCGATGCTGTTGGCGCGGTAGTGGACTGGTTTAAGGACACAGTCTGGCCGGTTTTGGTTGAGGGTTGGGAGGAGATCAAGAAGGCCGCTGGTCCGCACATCAAACGCATCGTGGCCTGGTTGAAGACCCTGCGGGACGGCGCTGATTCGCTCGGGGAGCGTTGGGGGTGGCTGTGGGATGCGATCACAGCGCCGATCCGTACTGCTCGCACCATCATCACCACGTGGGCGTCCAACGTGGTTCAGGCGTTTAAGGGCTGGGTGGACGTCATCGCAGGCCTGTTGGAAGGGGACTGGGAGCGCGCCTGGGAAGGCGCGAAAGAAGTCCTTGCTGCGGTGTGGGACACGATGGTGGAGGTCGCGAAGGCCGGGTTGAAGCTGCTGTGGACCTCGTTGAAAACCTGGTTTTTGGAACTGCCGCGCGCGATCGGTGAGTGGCTCGTCGAGGTTGCCCCGGTCATCTGGGACAAGGCGACGAACGAGTGGATTCCCGCGTTCGTTGACTGGGTAGTGGAGATGGGCCGCAAGTTCGCCGCGAAGCTGGGCGAGTGGCTGGATGATTTCTCGACGTGGCTGACCGAAGATGTGCCGGATGAGATCGAGAAAAACCTGCCTGAATGGACTGCCGAGTTTGTCAAGTGGGCTGGTGGGCTGTGGGGTGAGGTCCGGCGGAAGCTCACAGAATTTGCTACCAGCTTCGGCAGGTGGATTGTTTCCCAGGCGCAGGCGATGCCTGGGAGGCTCTCAACGTGGAGTGAGAAGGTTCGCCAGTGGGCTGGTGGGCTGTGGGGCCGTGTCAAGGAGAAGATCAACGAGTTCGGTACCAGGTTCGCGGGCTGGGCTGAGGAGTTCGCTGAGTCGCTGCCAGCGCGTTTGCAGGGGTGGACGAACCGGATAGTTGAGTGGATTGAGGGGTTCGCCGAGTCGCTGCCGGGTCGTCTTGAAAAGTGGACGGACCGGTTTGTTAGGTGGATTGAGGAGTTCGCTGAAAGCCTGCCGGAGCGTCTCGAAACACTGACGCAGAAATTCGTGGACTGGGCGACGGGCGCTCCTGAGGAGACCGCGACCGCGTTCGAAGACGCTGATGGTCCGGGGAAGATCGAAGAGCAGGTTGAAAACGATTGGGCTCCTCGTCTGATTGCTGCGTTTGGTCGCGCGCTGCTGAATTTGGCGCTGGAGATCCCCGGCATGGTGGTGAAGATCGGCTGGGCGCTGCTGAGTAGTTTTGCGCGGATCCTGATTTCTCTGGCTTTGATGGCTGCGGAGAAGTTCCGTCACCTGTTGGGGGTGGCGGCGCGCTTGTGGGAGCAGATCAAGCAAAAGATCATCGAGAAGGCCAGCGAGCTGGTCGACGGGGTCAAGGACAAGATCAACGAGTTGTACGACAACACCGTCGGCAGGGTCACGGACCTGTACAACGAGGTGGTCGGCAACTCGATTTGGCCGGACATGGTCGACGCGATCATCGGGGAGACCGGGCGCCTGTCTAAGGGTGTGGGCGACAAGTTCTCTGGGATGGGCAGGGGCACCACTGGTGAGACGTCGTCGATGGCGCAGACGGTGACGCGGCAGGTGCAGCAGTTGCGGGCTGCGGTGGTGGCGGCGGTGGCTGCCATGCAGGCGAGTGTGGCCCGGTTGATTGGCCTGTTGGCGCGCGGGTTCACATCGGCGTTCACCCAGTTGGGGGCGCAGGCTTTGCGGTCGTTTAGGGGGATGGCTGCTGGTCTGGTCGCGGAGACGTCGAATCTGGTGCGGGTGCTGAACCGGGCGTTCTCCCAGTTCGGGTCGAACACGGTTCGGGGTTTTGCGAACACTGTTCGCGGTGTCGCGTCGGCGTGGGCGAAGCTGCGGCAGGCCGCGGCCGCGCCGGTGCGATATGTGATCTCACCGGTCTACAACAAGGGCCTGCGGCCGGTGTGGAACCGGGTGGCTGCCAGGGTGTCAGGCCTGTCGCCGATGAGCGCGATGAGTGTGCCTAGCGGTCTGGCCGAGGGTGGTGTGGTGCCCGGCTACCAGCCGTCGAAGCGGGACGATCTGATCATGGGCATGCGTTCTGGGGAGGGCGTGCTCGTGCCTGAGGTCGTCAAGGGCCTGGGCGCCGGGTTCATCGATTTTTGGAACCGGATCGGCAACCGCGGCGGTGTCTCCGCGGTGCGCCGTGTCAGCCAGGAGATGAACAAAGCGGGCCTGGGCCAGGCACCGATGGAGGGCCTGTCCAAGTATGCGGGCAGCGTTCCTGGGCTGGCCAGGGGTGGGATTGTTGGCCGTGCACAGCAGTTCACCTCGACGCCGTGGCGGCACATCGAGGGGCGGATTGAAGCCAAGGCCAAACCGGCGTTGGATGAGATGCACACCGGGTTGGGTAAGCTGTTCGGCCGCGGTGACACGTTCAACGGGATAGCGCACGCTGCGATGGGGACGATCAAGCCCCGCGTGTTGGCTGCGTTCCGTCGGGCGGATGAGGCGTTTAGGGCGCTGATGGGGGGTGGCCTGGACTCGTGGGGGGACCTCGCCACAGCCTCGGAGCGGATCCGTCGCACCGCGAAGTTCCTCACTGCGCAGCGCGGTAAACCCTACATTTGGGGCGGGGTCGGCCCAGGCGGCTACGACTGTTCCGGCCTCACCTCGGCGGCGGAGAACGTGTTCCGCGGCTTGTATCCGTATCGTAGGCGTCACACCACGCACTCGTTCCTCGGCGCGCCCCCGCCTGGGTGGGTGCGAGGGTTGCGCGCGCCGCTGTCGGTTGGTGTTACCCACGCTGGGGTTGGGCACATGGCTGGCACCCTCGCCGGGGTGAACTTTGAGTCCCGTGGATCCCGGGGGGTGGTGCTCGGCCGGGCTGCGCGCGGCACCCGCAACTTCCCCCACCAGTTCGGATTCGCCCCAAGCCTGGGTGATGCGCTCCCCGCTAAATCGTATGACCAGGGCGGATGGCTCATGCCTGGCTACACGCTCGCCTACAACGGCACCGGGCGGCCTGAACCCGTAAACGCCGAGCCGATTCGGATCATCCTCGACATTGAGGGCGGCGATGACGAGCTGCGGCGTCGGATCCGGCGGATGGTCCGC